TGTTGTAAACTCTTCTGGAACTTCATATGTTTGTATAGCTGCAAGTACAGGCAATGCTCCACCAAACGCAACTTACTGGAATATAATGGCTCAAGGTGGTACTGATTTAACATCAACATTAACTACTCAAGGTGATATTTTATATAGAGATGCTTCTGGTCTGCAAAAACTTGGTGCAGGAACAAGTGGTCAAGTATTACAAACTGGTGGCTCTGGTGCTAATCCTAGTTGGGGAACAGTCTCAAGTGATTTTGTAAAATTAGCATCAACAAGTCTTGGTTCAGATGCTTCTACTGTATCTTTAGATGGATACTATGATGACACTACTTATTCTCATTATATTGCTGAATGGAAAATAAGAATTGCAAGTGGTTCAAGTGGAACAGACGCACACTTAAATTTTAGAACAAATACAAGTGGTTCTCCAAGTTCAGCTACTCAATACTCTGGTGCTTTTAATCATTTTGGTAATGGTGGTGGTGGTGATTTTAATGATATTAGAGCAAACAGTTTAGCTAGTAATTGGAGTAAAAGAGATGAATTGCAAGTTAGTAATACTTGGAATGAACATGACCTTTATACTACAGGTAATGTTTGGAATAGAGGATTAATGAAAATTTATGAGCCTCAATCTACAAGTTATCATAAACAGTTTACTTGGGAAAATAGTATTGGTTCAAATGATTCTAGTTGGACAGGAGGTGGATTTGGTCATGCTATTTATCACAGCACAACAGCTACAACAGGATTAAGTTTTCATTTTCAGAATGGTCAAAATGTTCGTAGTGGTTCAACAATAACATTATGGGGAGTTAAAAAATAATTATGAAAAAATGGCTAGTAAATCCAGAAAATCCTAATGGAGTTTTGGTAAATTTAACAGAGCAAGAGGTTTCTGAATTTAATACAAGTAAAGAAAAAGCTAGTGCTTTGATGACACAAATGAGAGCAGATAAACAAGCTAGAAAAGATGCTCAAGTTTCTGGCAATCAAAAGCTATTAGACTTGGGATTAACACAAGCTGAAGCAACTGCTTTGACTGGTTATACACCACCAGTAGAAGAATAATATTTTATCATGAAGTTTGTGTTAGCTTACACTATCTGTTCGGCTATCACAGGATTTTGCAACACACCTACAACGTCTCCCATGGAATTTAATAAATGGAGCGATTGTAGTAAAGCAGGAGCATTAGCAACTGTAGAAGTCATTAATTATAATACAGAAATATTTAATGAAAACGAGTTATACGTTACTTATTTTTGTAACAAGGTAGGTGATGGTGCCTAAAAAAAAAATTCACTCAAACATAGAAGATCATAATGGAATAAGAATATCTTATCATGAAAAGGTTTGTGCTGAGAGAATGAAAACTTTATTTAATAAAATTGATAACATGAATAAAGATATGAAAAATTTAAGGGATGATATTAGTGAACTAAAAGATTATGCAAATAAAAGTAAGGGTGGTTTTAAGTTGCTTATGATCCTTGGTAGTCTTCTTGCTGCTGCGTTAGGCTACTTTAAATATAATGGCTAGAAGAAAAAAAGCTATAGTTGGCTTAACTACAGAACTTACTGCTCAACTTCGTCTTGCAAAAGATCCCAATATACTAGTGTTTACACCCCTGGGTGGTCTTGGACCAATAGATATTGTTACTTTAAATATGACTACAGGTGAGTATAATGCTTATGATGTTAAGGCTAAAAATTATAGAAAGGTTGACAGTTATACTGCGCCAGATGGATACAAAAGAAATCTTAAAGGCTCATTTATATCTAGAGGAGCAACTAAAGAACAAAAGAAATTAAAAGTAAAAATAATATATGAATAGGAGAAACAATGCCATTTGAAATGATAACAATGCTAGGTTCTACTGTACTCGGTGGAGTAATGAGTATCTGGTCACAAAGTATAAAAGCAAAAAGAGAAGAACAAAAGATGCTTATACAAAGAGCTGAAGTTCAACAAAAAGGTTTTAAGGAAGCAAGAGAATATGACAACAAAGGTTTCCAATGGACAAGAAGAATAATAGCATTAACTGCTGTCTTTGCGATAGTCTTGCTGCCAAAATTAATGCCAATAATATCACCAGATACTAGTGTTATTGTAGGTTATCTAGAGTTCAAACCTTCATTCTTTTTTATACCAGAAAAAGAAGTTATGAAATGGATAACATTATCGTCTAACAGTTTTGTAATCACACCATTAGATACTAATTTAGTTTCTGCAATAATTGGATTGTATTTTGGTGGATCTTTAGTAAAAAAATAATATGAGTAACGAAGCACCAACAATGTTTGTATCGCAGTATAGTAGAAAGAAACCTACTTTACTTGCGCAGCAAACTGGTAAAAAGAAAAAGAAAAAGAAATATAAGAAGAAGAAGTAATGGCAAAACAAAAGTTTACACATTTTATACCTAGAGACAAACCAAAGAAGCGTGGACCAGGAGCGCATAAAAAGTCTAAAAATAAAAATGAAAAACGTCAACAGAAACTTACAAGATACAAGGGTCAAGGAAGATGATTGATAGATTTATTTATAAATTTTTAGGTTGGATAGATAACTTCTTCTCATGGCTTGAGACTTATTCTATAAAACTTACTACATGGTTATGGCAATCAAGAGTTAAGTTGCTACACAAAAAGAGAAAAACAAAATGAGAGACACTAAAGTATTAGAATCTTTTAAAAAGAAAGTAGAAAAAAAATTAAAAGAAATGAATGTGTTTAAATCTATGAGACAAGAAGTTAATACTGGTGCTAATGGTACACAAGATTATGTTATCAAAAAAGGTGTTAACAAAGGTAAAGTTGCTAAATGACAAGAAAGACCAACACAGCTATGATTGCTTTGCTTGGTACAATACTTATGAGTTTAGCTACCTGGACTTTAGTCACACTTATAGAACTTCAATTATTAGTAACAATGATTCAATCTGATTTAATGAGTATTGATAAACAATTTGGAAGAGTTTACAATTTTATAGATTCTGTTAGAGATAAGTAATGGCAATAAGAAAGACTACTAAAGGTAAGAACGCAAACTACAGACCAACAAAGTCTGGAGCTGGTATGACGGCTAAAGGTGTCAAGGCATATCGAAGAGCCAATCCTGGTAGTAAATTAAAAACTGCAGTAACAGGTAAAGTTAAACCTGGATCAAAGGCAGCTAAAAGAAGAAAGTCATATTGCGCAAGATCAGCTGGTCAACTTAAAAGATCTTCTGCTAAAACAAGGAACGATCCTAACTCTAGAATAAGACAAGCTAGAAGAAGATGGAAATGTTAATTTGAAAAAGACTTGGAAAAAACAAAAGGTTCAATCATTAGTTTGTGGTCATTGTAAAGAGTGTGACAAACAGTTAATGAGTGATGAGGGTGGTTGGATAGTAACCCATAAACGAGAATATTTTTGCCATGATGGTAAAGAAGGTTCTTGCTTTGACAACTACTGTGAGTTAAAAGTTAAACAACATAAGGAGCAACATGAAAAAAGGTTATCACAAAACAGCTACTGGTAAGATCGCAAAGAAGGGTCTTTACTATAACATCAATAAGAAAAAAAAAGCTGGTACTTCAAATTCTAAAAAGAAGTCTACAATCTCTGCGAAGGCTTACAAGAATATGAAGTCTGGATTTAAAAAGTAATTTTTCTTAACTCTTCAAATTCTTCCCAGATAGTATTACCAGGATTCCAGTATCTTCTCTTCTCTTGTTTGTTACGGAGAGAATTAATTACTGTAGTATGATCTTGCTTGAACACTCTGCTCATTGAAGAGATACTTACATTGTATTGTTCGTGTAAAAGATTATAGACAATACTTCTTGCTCGAACTACATCTGAAGTTCTACCTTTACTAAAGACATCGTTCTTGCTAATCGTATATCTCTCACACACTTTATCTACAAGTTTAGAAACAACTTCTATGTTTGCGTTTTTATATTTGATACCAATTTTCATTTTGTTATTGCTATCTAATATTGGTTGTCTTTGCATTAGTTCTGCTGCGTACAGAAATCCTTCCGAGAACCCTACCTCATATAATCTTTCTTCCTGGTTCGTAAGAAGGTAAAATGCTTTCTTAACCTTGTAGATAAAATGATTCTGATTTAAGTTTTTTATGTGTGTATTATAGTGTTGACTTATATTTATAGTCATAGATCCCCTACAGTTTCCTTTCTTTTTTTTCAACTTTTAATTTAATGACTATTTACTAGCCATTAATCTTTCTTTTGCCTGCTCTATTTGCCAAAGTAATTTATAAGAATCTTGTTGATACTTATTTACTTTTAGCTTTGCTTCCAGATACTTCTCGTGTTTCTTCGCTTGAAGATCCTTTAGCTTCTGCAGACGCATTCGGATTTGTTCCATCATGCTCCTTTGCTACTGTTGTAAAATCGTACTTTAAGTTGTCGATTTTTACTTCTACAAACTCTCCTCTATTCGAGTTGTTTGCAGCCTTCTTTACATCATCAAAGAGTTCAATCATTTGAAAATGACACTCTCCATTGATAATTCTTTTAAATTTTGTCATACTTTTGTACCTTTTTCAACTTTTTTTTCGATCAAAAAGTCTATATACTGTTTAGCTTTTTTAAGATCTTCAACACCATTTTTTAAATTATATCTCAAAACATACTTAATTATATTACCTGTACAAAAATCTAAATTATTAGAAATAATAAAATCAATAGGCTCAATTCTGTATTGAGTATAATGTTTTGGTTCTTTAATATTGTCTGTCATAATTCCTTTTTAAGCAAGGTGGGGAAAACGGAAAGGGAAAAAAAACCCCACCCTGCTTGATACCCTTTAGCCTAAGTTAAAAGGTATATTCGTTATTACCACCATCACTTGCTTTTGCAAAGCTATTATTAGTAGATTTTCCTGCTCCACTTGGTGTTAAAATTATAGTCAACTCTCCTGCTTTTAATTTGCCGTCTTGATCTTTAGACGGAAAGGCAGCCTGGTTATACCATTTACCATTTATGTTTACTCCAATGGTCCAGTTCTTATCTGGATGTTTCATATTTTTGGGACCAACATATATAGGAAGTTTATCTTCTGGAGACTTCCAATCTGGGTTCTTGGTTAAGTTAATGTATATTTTTTCGGATTGATTATCCATGTTTACTCCTTGGTTATATAAACAACAATTAATCGTCTAGAAATTGTTGCTTATTATTGTTTAGTTTGACCTCATGCTCACGAGTATGTTTCATAATTTGCTCGAATGCTTTAAGGTTATTTTTTTTAAGATACATAACTTGATCTCTAACTAAATCTTTAACTGCAGATAATTGTCTTGCAGTTGTTGTGTCAGAAATATCTTTTATTATATCTTCTACATTTACCTCATCATCAAGGTATGTAGGTTCTTCTACAGATTTTTCTGGAGAATCTTCTTCAAATGGTTTTGCGTTATAACCATCTTCTAAATCTAATCCTGTTTTTAGATTTAATGCATTTAAGAACGCATACTTTCTACTGTATGACATTGCTTGACCTGTTCCATATTTATCTAGACCACCCATCGCAGTACATCCGTCAATTATAATAAAGTTTTTAGGATCTTCGATGTCTGTTATTTTCATAGTACAAGTTACAATTACACATTTAGGCGTAACATCTGTAATATAATTACAAGTTGCGTATAATCCATTTTCTAGTAGAGCTGCCATTGCAACTCTTTGCACATCATCATGTAGCAATGGACTAAAAGGAGCGCCATTTTTATCTCCTTTTTTTACACCAGTTGCTTTATTGCAGGCATTGTAAAGTTTTTGATATATATTTTTCATATTTTTTTTATTTATTTGATACACGTTAGTTTCACTACTCATATTTGATACCCCATAGTTTATTGATTAATTGTATTTGCTCATCTGCTAAATCTTTGTAATAAAAAAAGTGATTAAGATCTGGTGGTTCTATCATCATTGCAAGTGTTTCAAGTTTACCTTCACAAAACATAATCATCTTCTCCCACAATAAAATTTTATCTACCATTTTACTGTAAAGATATTTCAAATGATCTTCCTTCATTAACTCATGGCTTTGATCAAAGATAATAAAATCCTTATCATTAACGTATACCAGGTAAGGTATTTTCTTTGTTGCCATGTAGTAAAACGAAGTCTGTGTAAGGTTTTCTAATGTAGGCTCTGAAGGTAGATCTTGAGAGATCATGTTCCACTCTTCTTTGCCTTTAACCTTTCTTAAATTAGGTGGTTTAGTTTTTAGTTCTATAAATTTTTTTTTAGATTCATAATCTATTCTACCGACAGTAGGTTTGATTTGATCAAATTCTTTTAGTTCAACATATCTTTCACAAACTAATTTATCTTTACCTATAATCTGCTGCACAACTTTTTTTGTAATTGGAATACAATCTTCTGCAAACTTAATCATAGCTTCTCTGCCAAACTTATCTTTTGCGTCAACAGGTTTTTTTTTATTTATTTCTTCTTGTTCTGCTTTGAAACAAACTTTATAATCTCGATCCCATTCTGTTTCTTTAATTGTTTTAGTTTTATAAATTACATCTGCAATCATTTTTTGGACCACATTGTTTACTAGGTTGCCAAAGTTTGCTTTGTATCTGAATGCGAAAGTTCTTCTTAATTCTTGAGGGAAAGTGTAACCAATTAAATTTTTTGCAAAGGGTGTACTAGTAGATGAATAAGACCAATGATCTAATCCTTCGCCACCATTGAATATTGAGAACGCTTTTTTAATTTTGTTTTTTTCCATTTTTTCTAACAATTACAATCATTTTAAGCTATTGTCAACGGAAGATTTTATTTATATAACGGAGAGAAAATGATTAAAAAAAAACTACCCTATAAAAAGGTGCGTGTAATTTGGGTTGATATATGCAGCTCAAGTCAATGGTACGATGATCTGGCAGATGTTGATAAGTTTAGCTATTCCTGGTGTGAAGATATTGGATACCTATATTATAAAGATTCTAAAGTAGTTAAGATCTTTACTTCTTATTCTTATGATGAGGATAAGTTATCTATTGGAAACATAACTGCATATCCTAGATCAGTAGTTAAAAAAATATTGTACGAAAAATGACATATTCTGGAATCTTCGATGAGTACGATTTAAAGAAAGCTAAAAAAGAAATAAGAAAGTTAAAAAATATTATTGCTGCACTTGAAAAAGAAATTGAATTAAAAGAAAATGAGATAAGGATATTAAAAAATGGCTCGTGATGTATATGCTTTTAGTAATGGAAAGTATTCTGATTGGCACAGAAAATATGACGGCATTGCTTATATAGATGTTGATAGTGTTGAGTGTTGTCAGTATTGCTATGAACCACTTGCTATCATTGAGACTTGTTACGATAAAGGTCAAGAATGGAAGGCTACAACCCTCTCAAAGATCATCGCAGAGCGCCTAAACATCCCTTGCTTTTTAGTATTCTATAAAGAATTGACACCAAGTAGCCTAACCTTCCGTATCAAGCGTA